TATGTTTCCATGCAGATGAGTTGTAAAATGTTTTTGCTTCTTTGTCTGTCATATTTTTATTTTGGCGGTTTCTGCATCTGTAATAAGGAGTTCAAAAAAGTAATAATCGCAACAAACAAATGTACTGACGTATGAATAAATTCTTTCCAGAGTAAACCGCCAAACCTCTTTCCGGAATTCACGGCAAAGAAAAAGGCAACAATCTTTCGACTGCTGCCCTGTTCATCTCTTTACCTGAATACACTATACCACAGACCAAGTGTATCATTCTATATCATCTTGAAGTTTTTTAGTGCTTCTGAATGTTTCCGGTGTACTTGTGCCCACTCATATCCTGTCTTTCTGCAGATATCCTTCCACCTCATAAGATCTATGTAGCAGTAAGTCAGTACATCTTTCTCTGTCTCATCTTCCATCTGCTCAATTCTTTCCCTGATCTCAGTCCGGATCCTGACTCTTTTCTTCCTCTGTTCCACCAGTTTCCGTTCCTGTTCGTCTACTTCTGCCATATAATCCGACAGATCGGAAAGGCTGCTGCTTTTTGGCATCCCATCTGCTGCCAGTGCTCCCGGAAGCATCCGATCCAGCTTTAAGCGTTCCAACTCTTCCTCGATCCGCTTCTCCTGGCGTAATGCTTTGCCGTACTGTTTCAGGTATTCCTTTTTCTTCTCGTTCTCTTCTCTCACTGTTTCCATCGGTATACCCTCCCCGTCTTCCTGTCCCTTAATACTAAGATCTCGAATCCAAGCAGACTTGCTATATCCTTTAATGCTTTATGTGCTTCCTTTACATGATGTGGGATGCGGCTTGCATCTTGGATGGCTTTGCCTGCTGTTGGATCACAATATCCTTCCTGGTTTTTATACAATGTTTCATCACCTTCTCTGCTACTCTATCATTGCCGGAATGAACAGCGCCCATAAGCACCACGCTGATCCCGTCCATTTCATTGCAATAATTACTGCAACTGTTGTAATTATCCATGCAAGTGTCTTTGTATATTTATCTTCCATTATCCCTTATACCTTTCCGGAATCGGCATCCACGCCACAACCTTATACGGTTCTCCCTGTTCATCGAACCAGACACCTGTCTGGGAATAATACAATGTTGTTGCCTTATCTGCTCCCTCGATCGTAACCAGAAACTCCGCTGCATATGCACTTCTGACATATGATTCTATGAACTCCCGTTGATCTGGGAGTCT